GCCTGCAGGGCAACGCTGGTGGCGGTGGTGATCCGCGAGATGTTGACGGTCATCCCGTCGGGTGGCAGCTCGTGGCTGTTGCAGATGTCGGCGAACGGCCGCAGCGCCGCGGTCGCCGGGGCGTACATATCGGTCAGGTACTGCGGCACGACCAGGCCGGTGAACGCGCCGGTGCCGACCGCGCGTTCCAGGTACTGGGGCCGGTCGACCCTCTCCTCGTGCATGTGCTGCGCCAGCCGCTGGTTGGCTTGGAAGTCGTTGAACAGGGTGCCGCGGACGACGTCCCAGAGGAACTGCTTGCCGCGGCGGTCGGTGTCGGGCCGGTAGGTGCGTTCCTCCTGGCCGATCCGGGCCAGCCCATCGCGCATCGCGGGCCGGGCGGCGCCGTCCTGCTTGCGGTGGTGCTGGACGTGGGTGTCGACCTCCTCGGCCTTGGCGCGCTTGGCCTCGCCGAGCTTCTCCTCGACGCCGGCCAGGTCGATCTTGGCCTGGTCGTTGGCGGCGCGGAGCTCCTTGAGCCGGTCGGTCTCCTCGCTGGTGAGGGAGTGGCGGCCTTCCTGCTGGACCTTGTCGAGGGTGAGCTTGATCTCGGCCTTGTTGCGGTCGATCCGCTTGGTGACGCCTTCCTTCTCGACTTCGATGGAGGCGATGAGTTCGTCGAGGGTGAGCATGCGGGCATCCTTGTCAGACCGGCCCCCTGTGGGGCCTTGTGTGGGTCGGGTCGCTGCCGGTCTGACTGCCGGTTTGCTCGCCGTGCGGGGGGTGCGTCCCGGTCTGACTGCCGGGACGGTGGTGCTAGTCGACCTCGAACAGGGCGCGGGCCAGCTCGAGGCTGATACCGCCGGGTTCGGGTTCGGGCGGCGTGGGCGGTCTGATCTCCGCCACGTCGGCGCGGCTGGTGAGCCGCTGCAGTGCCGCGCGGGCCGCGCCAGCGGGGAGCCGGTCGAGGTCGGCGAGGACCTCGCGGGCGCGGGCGGCCACCGAGGTGTAGGGGTTGGCGCCGTAGTTGACCGCGGACACGTCGCCGCGGTCGAGGTTGACCTTGCGGATCGTGTACGTCTCCCAGTCGTCGGACCATTCGCCGTCTTCGATGATGAACGCGAAGCTCATCTCGGTGATGTGCTTGTCGTCGATCGCCACGACCAGGTCGCGCACGTCCTGCCGCTTGGGGTTGAGGAACGCGCGGGTGCGCAGGCCCAGCGCGTCGGCCTCAAGCTCCAGGGTCTTGGCGGTGGTGCGGGCCATGGTGACGCCGCGGTGGTTGACCAGGAACGCCACATCCGGGTCGGCGGCGACGGTCTCGTCGAACGCGCCACCGGCGACAACCTCGGTGTAGGGGCCGAAGAGGTCCCACATCTCGTAGGCGCGGTCGGTGATGGAGGCGTAGCCGTCGAGCTGATGGAGGCCGGCGTGCTCGCCGTCATCCAGCAGCTTGGCGCGGAAGGACGCACCGAACGGCAGCAGCCGTGCCGCCTCCTTGGGCGCGCCGCTGCGCTGACCCAGGCCCTGCAGGCGGCGCCCGGCTGCCTCGGCGAGGATGGCCTGGGCGTTCTCGCTGGCGTACAGGGCGGCCATCTGGTCCTCCGCTTCGGCTTGGGTCGGGTGGCAGCCTTCGGTGCTGCCGTCCGAATCCTTGATGACGGCCCACTCATCCGCCGCGCAGGTCCCGCCGCCCTTCTCGATGTGCCAAGGCAATCTGCTACACCTCCGCGGTCGCGCTGGTCGGCTGGGTCCGGGGGGCGCCGAACAACCGGTCGAACTCGGCCAGTTGCGCCTCGGTGAAGGACGGCCGGTCCAGCAGCTCCCGGACCTCGCTGGGCGCCATGGAGCGTGCGTCGATCAGGACCTTGAACATGTCAGCCTGCGACTTGGGGTCCATCCGCAGCAGGGCGTTGCTGTTGAGCTTCACGGTCCGGGGTCGCGGCAGCAGCTTGGTCAGGGCGGTCTCGCGGCGGAACACGGCCGGGCCGAGGTTCATCACCAAAAACTGCAGGTTGCGCTGCACCTGGTTGGCGTAGTTGATGTTCCCGCCGGTCCGCACGGCCGCGTCGATCAGGTCGCCGGGGCAGTCGAAGAAGCGGGCGACGTCGCCGATGCCGAAGCCTTTCGCGTCGATCCACTCGGTGCCGGCCTGCTCGGCCTGGACCATCTGGTAGACCCAGTCGCCGCCGGTGACGAACAGGTCGCGGTTGGCGGTGGCCTGCTTGAAGCGGTCCTTGATGATCCGCCGCTCCCGCGGGCTCATCGTCGGTTTGGCCTTGTTGGCCAGGATCCCGGAGGGGACGCCGCCGCCGCCGAACCAGTCCAGCGCGAACTTCTGGATCGACAGGTACTCCCCGATCGACCAGGCCGCGTAGGCGACCGGGGACAGACCGACGTGCAGGCCGGCGACGGTGTACTGCCGCTCGTGCCAGACCTCCCCGGGGGCGTACTGCTTGCCGCCGATGCGGTAACTGTCCAACTCGCCCTTGCGGATCTGGACGGCGACCTCAGCCAGCGGCACCAGGTCGATCCGGGCGGGAAGGCCCAGGCCGCTGCGCTCGGTGATGACGCCGAAACAGTTGCCGGCGCGGTCCAGGTCGACCTGGCTGGAGTACAGCCACTCCTGGATGCCGACCTGCTCGCCGCCGGGGCTGATGAGCACGGGCGGCTTGGGGACCTCGACCTGGACACCGCCGACCTTGCGGTAGGCGTCCACCGGCATGGTGGAGATCAGGTTGCCGCGCAGCCGCAGGCACGCCCAGACCGCCGAGTGCCGCAGCGCGGTCTCATTGGTCACCGGGACGCTACCGCCCGAGGTGGTTTGCCACCGCGGTGGGATCAGCTCGCCGGCCGACCCGATCCCATACAGCCGCTGCTGGCGGCGGAACAGGCTCATTCCTCATCCCCGGCCGCCGGCGGCCGGGCGAGCCGGTCGGCCAGCCACGACCCGCCGAGCACGACCACGCCACCGACCGCCAGCGCCGCCGGGCCGAGACGCTGCCAGGCTGCAGCGGTCGCGCCGGCGGCCAGCAGCAGCAGCCCGAGCGCGTCCAGCAGGTCGGTCGCCACCTGATGCAACGGACCTCCTCAGCCGGCGCTGTCGAGCACATCGTAGTTGGCGCCGAGATGCGCCCGCGTGGCGTGACCCCAGGCGGCCAGGGTCACCGCCACCAGCGGGCTGATGTCCACCGTCGAGGTCTTGCGCGCCCACGCCCAGGCGTCCCCGAGGGGGCGTCGCTGCGCCCCGGCCAGCGCCACCTGCAGGGGCGGCTGGTCAAGATGCCGCAGGTCGCCCTGGACGGCCGCGTCGTACAACTGCCCGCAGGCCTGCCCCATCTCCCGGGCGGTCGGCTTGACCACCTCGACGCCGGCGGCCTCCAGCGGCGCGATCAGCGACCCGGCCGGGCCGGCCGCGTCCACGACCAGCGCGCACGGCCGCCACCGCTCAGCCAGCTCCAGAAGGCGGCCGACGACCCAGTCGGTGCGGGCCCGGTGGTCGATGACCTCGACATGCAGCTTGCCGTCGCCGCGGCGGCCGGCAACCGCGATCGACGCGTAGGAGCGCTCGGGGGTGACATCGGCGGCGAACGCCAGCGGACTGCCCGCCTGCGACGCCGGATCCAGCGCCGCCGCCCACAGCGGTTGGCTGATGACCTGCCAACCGGCGCCGTCCGCCGGCCAGTTGCCGATGCCGAGCCGTTCCCTGGCGAACCCCTCTGCGCTCATCGACGCGCGCTCCCGTGCGACATGCTCGGCCGAGATCCGGATCCCCAGGCCCGGGTTCGCCCTGGCCCACGACCGCGGCGCGCCGGGGTCATCGTGGTCGACGCAGCCAGCGGCGCAGAACTCGGTATGCGGGTCGATCGACCACTCCAGATACGCCAGCGAGGCGTCGCCGCCGGCCAGCGCCCGCCGGCGTAGCCGCGCTACCACCTCGCAGGGGGCAAGGTCCCGGTCGGGCGCCGAGAACGTGTACCAGATCTGCGGGTTCGGCCTGGCACTGACCGTGGGGAGAAGCGCCTGCGCGGCGGTGTCGGAGAGGTGGAACGCCTCATCCAGCAGGTTGCAGTCGCCGGAGAAGCCGCGGCCCGAGCCGCCGGTGCGGGCAACGAACAGCAGCCGCTGCCCGCCGGTGACCTTGGTGCGGCCCTCCCCCAGCAGCTCGATCGCTTCCTCGCCGTGCGAGGTGCGGACCCGCCGGACCCGCCGGCGCAGGTGGTCGGTGTTCTCGATCAGGCCCAGGACCCGGCGGAAGCCCTCCAGGCACGTCTTGAACTCGTGCGCGGAGTGCAGCAGCAGCCGCTCGCCGAACAGGTACAGGCCGGCGAGCTCGCGGGCCTCCAGGATCGCGCCCTTGCCGTTCTGCCGGGAGACCAGGAGGCCGACCTCGAACGCGGCCCAATTCCCATCCGCGCGTTCGGCCAGGGCGACCTCGAGGACGAAGGCCTCCCACGGGTCCAGCACCAGGCCAGCGCTGGCGGCCAGCTCGACCGCCTCGACACCGGCGGAGGACACCGACGGCGGCCGCCACAGGATCCGCGGGCGCTGGTCACCCCGGACCGCGGCGGGACTCTCGGCGAGCGCGGAGCTGGTCAATGGCGTCACCCTCGCTGGTCGGCTGGCCGGCCTGCTCGGGGATCACCCGGCTGTCCAGCCGGTCCAGCTCCGCAAGCTGCATGCGCAGCTCCCGGGCGACCGCCGACTGCGCCGAGGCGGAAAGCTCCTGCTCGTCCAGCGTGCGGGCCAGGTCCAGCGCCATCACGGCCAGACCGCCCTGACGCAGCACCGGGTCGATCGACCGTCGCGTCGCCAGCTCGATCGGGCCGCGGCGCCTACCCACCGGCTGGATCCTTCGGCGCGTGTGGGGAGAGAAACGCACGGCTGGCGCGGGGGCGAGCGCCGACGGTGCCTGGAAAAAACGCGCTGACCTGGATGTTCACCATCGTCGTGACCGTGGGCTGTGCTTG